GAGTTTGAAAATCTTGTAATTTTTTTTGATTAATTACTACTTTTGCATTAGGGTTGATGTTGAACGTCACATGATATAAAAATTTCATGTGAGGTGCAAATTTAAAACTGTCGTCTACAAATAATCTGGCAGCGTGTGCAAAATCCCCTAGGTTACCTTTGGGATTACGGGCTGATTTGAATATATTACTTAAAAATCCTTTTAATAAACTTGGCATATGAATATTTATGCATTGGAAAAATGGGCAGTTTAAAACAACAAAAGGGCTTGCGCCCTTTTGTAATATGTAGGTGATTTTAATTTATATACCGCCGCCTGTAGCTAAGGAATTCACAGTTCTACCTATTGTACTACCTATACCAGTACCATCACCTCTTGGTGTTTGTATGGCATTGTCGTAGACAATACTTAACGCTATGGTTACCGGATCATTGCTCTTGTAGTCAAGTGTGTTGTAATTTGCGTTATCAACATAGCAGCCGTATAATTCAAAAGTTTCAAGAACAGTTGGCGAGTTGGCAGCATTACCACCATCTAATATTTCAATTCTAGTTAAAAACTTGTAATCTATGCCTGAAGCTGCAGCTGATTGTTCAAAAAAGTCAAATTGTTTCTGCAGTTGTTCGCCTACCAGTTTTTGCACTTCTCTGTTTACATCTTCTCTTAAATTTAAAGTTATAGGTTCCCAAGTGTGCTTACCAGCAAGATAAACTTTTGAATTGTACACATCCAAGGTAATTTTTTCAAAAGAGACATTTGGTCGAGTGATATCCATTACTTGTTTTGTGAGTTCAGTGGTAGGTGTTGATACTCCAAAATTTTCTAGTGTGACTCTAAACCTATATTGAAGTTTTGGCATCAATAGACCTTGACTGCCCGCACTCGCGTTGGAAGCCAAAGGTACTGTCAATTTTGAAAGTGTGGATATGCTCATTTTATCTCCTGTTGCTAGTATTTATATTGTTATAAACCTGCTATTTCTCCTGTGTTTTTCAAACGTAGTGGTATGTAAATAAACTCCACTGCTTTGACTGGTTCAATTGCTATGTCTAAGTACAATTCATTTCTGTCTATTCTAGTTGGAGTGTTGTTGCTTTCATCACACACAACTATGAAGTCATACAAAGCTCTTTGCCCAACAAGTTCCAGCAGTAAACCTTCAGCTTGTTGTTTGATTTCATCTCTGGTTATTTTGTCATTTGGTTCAAACACATATGGTTTAGCCAATTTATCCAGTTGAGTGCGCAAGAAAATTACCAGTCTAGCAACATTGATTCTATCCAATGCTGAAGCATTTCTTGCTCTGGTTTTTTGGCCATAGTTCACAAGACCTGAGCCTGTGATAAATGTGATTGGATTTACATTGCTGTTGTACAAAGTATCTCTTTGACCTTCATTCAACGCAACTGCCTCAAATTCTTCTTCGTCATTGATGTATCCAACAGCAGTTGCATTATCTATGCCACCTCTTCTGGTGCCTGCTGGTGCAAACCACGGATATGACACGTTGTCACTCTGTGCAATCATTCTTAATATCATGTGACTTGGCGGTACAACAATGTCTCTGCCAAAATTATCACTGGTAAATCCTGAAGGATAAAATACTCCCATGTATTCACTGAATGATGTTAATCCTACATCATTGTCTTGCAATGCTGCATTGACATTTGTGCCCCATTCATTTAAACTGGTTGCATCTGGTGGCAATCTAAATGGTGCATCACCAACCACAAAAGCAGTTAGACCTCTGTCGCTGTTAAGTGTGATCATTTCACCGATCAGTTCAGGATATCCTGGACATGCCATTAAATTGAATATTCTGCTGGAATCATCTCTAATTTGTTGATTACTGTTCACAAGTGCTTGCAGTCTCTGTACCACTACTGCTCTTTGAGCCAGTCTACCAAATGTGCCTGCGCCGTTAGGTTGGTTAGCTGATTCTGTGACCCATCTGTGTGGATAGTAGTCAATCTGTGATTCATCACCAAATCGCACGTTTTCATCGTTGACATCCACATAATTTCTTTCAAATCTCTTCACATTGAAGCCACTTCTGCGTGTGTTGAACAACAGCATGCCTTTAGGATACAATGTAGGATCTGGGGTATCAGTATCTATGAAATTCGATGTTAATAATGTTTCTATGTCACCTGGTTCATCACTGTTTGCACCTGTGGTATTGTATCTTGCATCGGCAAATATGATTCCATCTTCAGTGGTCTGATCTGTTTTATCTATCAATTGGAATTCGGCAGCTACCGCATTCCATCTGTATATCACAGGATAATTGGCTATGTCACTGGTGTCTATCCATATGTCACCTTGTACTAAAGCCGTGGTATCTGATTGTGTTTCTGGTTCTGAAGCTGACACTATGGGTCCTAATGGATCAGTGTTAGGAAATGCGGAAGCATCTCTGTAACCTTTCCAAGTGGTACCATTATGATATAGTATGTCTACTTCATCTGTCACTGGTCGATACCATAGTCTATTATCTGCAGTAAGAGCAGTTGGGGCGTTTGCGCTGGCTTGATATGTTAAAACCTTCCAGAGTGTGCCTCGCATCACTACAGGATTGGTTGATCCATCTGTGGCATCGTCATCATAAAGATTTGTTGTGGTGCCTGGAATAAATCCTGCCAATGTTAAAAGATCATCAGTGTCAGTAAGTTTGATTTCTCCACCTAAATTGTGTGTGATCACTAATCTATTAAGAGCATCTACGCTTGCCACAATATTTGTAAATCCTGCAGCATTTATGGCAGCAGATATTGTGTCTGCATCATCAGCATTGCCAGCTACAGTAACAGATATTGTCACTGCAGGATTTAGTGTTTCACTATTGGCTATGCTTTCTGCTATGGTAAAAGTATATGTGCCAGCTATACACTGAGTGGTGATAATGCTTGATTTAATTATTGTTGCTCCACCTGCATCTTTTCTATTGATTATAAAATCTACTTCATCACTGCCATTGTTTGAATCTACATACAAAGACGCTGCGGCTATGTTCACGCCACCTCCTGCTTTGTCTAGATTATATATGGCTGATTCCCTGCTGTTGTACACAGGTGCACTGATGATTTCAAAAACATTAGTGGTACCATTGAATTTTTTCACTATGAATTTTGCTCCAAGATTTGGAGATGTAATTTTAATCCAAAGGGATCCTGTTGGTCTCGGATTTGGATCTGTATTTTTGTACAATGGAACCTGTGTGTGTTTTTGTATGGACACTGTTGGAATATAATATGTTCCAGCTGTGAATCCTAAACTTGCCAACGGTGTGCCTGCGGAATTAGCTAACACTATGTTGCTGGTGTTAGAAAATATTTTAAGTTTACTTGAAACTACTGCTGCTGTGACTCCTGCTATACCTGCAGCATTTATGGCGGCTGCTATGGCAGAGGCAGTACCTGCACCAGCTGCTATAGGAGTTCCATTAATTGTGAATGTGCCAGTTACGCCAGTGGCGTTTGACACTGTGCCGGTTACAGTAGCGTGACTGGATTTCCAAGCACTGGATCCAACTGCTACCCACGTTCCAAGATAATTTTTATAGTAGACGTCATTAAAAGTTGTGGTGGCGTTCACAACATAATCACCTATTTTTCCTACAGCACCTTTGGGTGCATTGCCTGCTGTTTCACCAACTAAATCTTCTACATCTGTGATCACTGTTGGCACTTTGTTTGTAAATGTTTGTCCACCTGAACTTGTGGCTGGAGAACCATTCCATTCTTGAATTCCGTACAATGTGTTTCTTATGTCAAACCAATAAGTGCCCGCAGCAGGATTTGCTGCTGGAGCATCATCACTGCCTGTGAGTTCTGAAAGATCACAATCTGCTCTCACAACGTATGCGCTATTGCTCACACCAAGGAAAGAATAAGCTGCCTGTAATCCGTATTCGTTAAGTTCTCCACCATGAACTGGATTATTGTTTGCATCTGTTTTGAATATAGGATCTCCAAATGTATCAGCTAGTTCTCTTTGTGAAGTAATTAAAAAAGGTTTGCCTGCATTGGCAGCTATTGTACCTTGTGCTGTAGCTGTGCCTGCTGCGTTTGTTTTATTAGATGCAGAGGTTACAAATATCATAGGCACTGTGCCTGGTGCTGGCGGTGTATAAAAACTTTCGTCTATTACTGTTACTTCTACGCCTGGTGATACTAGTGCTGGCATAATTTTTTCTCCTTTAAGGTGTTTGAATATATTTATTCCAAGATGTAAAAAACACGCCTATATGCAAGTGTTTAAAAAGGGCAAAAAAGGGCAGCTAAATATGATTATGAGACCCTTGTGTAGCAACTGTAAACAGCGTCCAAAGGCTGTTAACTACCACAAAAATGGCAAGGTCTTCTATAGAAAACAGTGTGAGATATGTGTCAAAAATAAAGGTAAAATTTTAGGCTTACCTAGGTGGCAAATAGCAGGTTATGTTAAAAAAACAGAATGTGATAAATGCTCTTATAAAAGTAAACACCCACAACAATTTAATGTTTATCATGTGGATGGAAACCTAAATAACTGCAGATATAATAATCTTAAAACAATCTGTGCAAACTGTCAAAGAGTGCTGCAAATACAAGGTTTCAAATGGACTCAAGGCGATCTTTTACCTGATGTCTAAGTTGTAAAATAGTTTCGTTATTCTCTATCACAGCGTCGAAATCACATTTAGCCCAAGCCCATTCACTGCAATGTATATCAGCTGGAATTATGTCCTTTAATTGATAGTCTAAAAACCACTGTGGAAGATCACCTCTTTTTATCCACCACACTTGACCTCCCACTTCTTTAATCATTTTGGCTTCATTTATAAAACGCACATCTGGTATGACCCAATTCATGTTAGGATTATTAAGCATTTTTTTCTTTGTGAGACTCACCCATATGCCATCAAAAAATCCTTGGCGCATACACTCTGTGCCAAATTTCTGCAGCGCCAGTCTAGGTGTGACTATACTGCCTACTTCATTACTCCAATAGGTATCAGGCAACTCGCGCCAAGTTCTACTTTCTAAAGTTTGTCCATCCAGTAATTGTCTGTCCCATTCAAACATCTGTGCCACTGCATCTTTAAGTTTGTCTGCAAATGAAATTTTGTTAAAATTGCTGTGTTCTACAAGATATTCTGCCACAGTGTCTTTGCCGCTGCCTATCAAGCCGCATATGCCTATAATCATATCTGCTTATATTAACAGATTCTTATGCTTGTGTCAATTGTTGATTAGCCTATTGTGAAATGATAGCCAGTGCCACCTGCTATTTGTGTGAATAACTCTTGATCTAACTTGTCCAATTCTGCTTGCGCTTCGGTTTTTAAACTGTCACCGTTTAAATTGGTTCCGCCTTGGGGACCAGCCACTGTGCTAAACTTTGATCTTGCTTCACCCAACATGTATTTGCATGATGCTAGGGTATAGCTTTTCAACCATTCTCTTGCTTTGTAGTCTTGTATCAGTTGACTTTCAGGTTTATAGTTGTAGGCGTAAAGCAGCAATGTTTCGTCCGCTCTAGGTCTTTGCAATAGAGTTAAAATTTTTGTGTTAGTGTTCCATTTGAATTCAATAAAACTTCCAAACATTCTACCCACCAATTCTTGATACTGCGAGAACATGTTGTATGTGGCTATGCCACCCAAGTTAGAGCTGGCCAATAGGTAAGTGTTGGTGTATGCAAGATTAAATGGTTCGAACAATGTGCCACCATCTCCACCTCCCGAACGTGATCCGACTGAACGTCTAAAAATTTGTTTTACTTCAATTACCTCAGAGGGTAGAGTATAACTGTTTTGATCTATAATAGTGTTAAGAAACAAGTAACTTTCTTCTACAGAATTGTCAGATCTTTGCCTATATCTGCCCAGAGCTCTTGTTAGAGCAGTTTCATAATGACTTGGATCTAATTCAACTTCAACCATGCCGCCGCCCAGCATGTTTTTAACAAAATCGAAGATTTCCTGTCTTTGGGTTTGCAAATCGCTCATTTTAGGTTCCTATAACATATTTAGCGTGTGTCAAGGGCTGAATAAATATACGTATGCCAAGAATCAGCTTATACAAACCGGAAAAAGGGGAAGATTATACTTTTCTAGATCAGAACATAGCTGAAATGTTCACAGTGGGAGGAACCGACGTCTACGTGCACAAATATTTAGGACCTTTGAATCCTGATGAAGATGATGCCACTGCAGTCCAACCAAGATATGATGCTGTGAAAGAAACCAACATACAAGATTTACTTTTTTTAGAAAACAGAGATAGAAAATATGATCCTAATATCTATCATTTAAGGGGAGTGTATAATGTGTCAGATGTTGACTTTGATATGAGTCAATTTGGGCTTTTTTTACAGAATGATACTATATTTTTAACGGTGCACATCAATGCTTCTGTCAAAACTTTAGGTAGAAAAATCATGTCTGGAGACGTGATAGAACTGCCTCATCTTAAAGATGAGTATGCCTTGAATGATTATTCAGTGGCTCTCAAACGCTTTTACGTTGTGCAAGATGTAAACAGAGCATCAGAAGGATTCAGTCCCACGTGGTATCCTCATCTGTATAGATTAAAATTAAAGCAAATATTAGACAGTCAAGAATTTAAAGATATATTGGATTTACCTGCTGAAGAAGGCAGTTCAAATACACTAAGAGATGTGTTGAGCACTTATGAAAAAGAAATGCAAATCAACAATGCTGTGGTTGCTCAAGCAGAAGCAGATACTGCTAAAAGTGGATATAACACAAAAAGTTTTTATACTTTACAGGTAGATGCCCAAGGCAAGCCTGAATTAGTCACTACGGACACCAGTGCTTTAGATGCTAGCACACAGAATGAACTAGCAGATAGAATAAATCAGACTCCTGATAGGGACGGATATCAAGGATATTTGTTGGGAGATGGTATCGCGCCTAATGGCGAAGTGTTTGGTTTCGGCATATCCTTTCCTACAGGACCAGCAAAG